AGTGGCATACTTGCTGCATTCTCAGACGTTGCTGTAAATGATCTCATTAAAAATCTCAAACAAAAAAACTTTTCCGAGGTTCGGAAGTGGGTTGTTACCAACATGGATAACGACACCTCTGTTCTATTGCGTCGTATTTACGATAGCTTATATGATTCCTTGGAGCATAGCAGTATACCTGCTGCTGTCCTTATTATCGCAAAATATCAATTCCAGATTGCGTTCGTCGCAGATCAAGAGATTAATCTTTTGGCGGCGTTAACAGAAATCATGGTGGAGTGTGAATTCAAATGACTATTAAATTAATTCGTATGTGGTCTGGTGAAGATGTAATCGCCGACATTATTGAAGAAACAACTGAATACTATAAGGTTGAAAACCCTATTGTTGCTGTTCCTTCCCCTCAACAAGGGCAAATTGCATTTGCTCCTTGGTCTCCTTTATCTGAAAAAGGTGGAATTGAAGTTACTAAAAAATATGTTGTTTATGTTACTGATCCTCAATCAGATGTTGCAGAACAGCATAAACAAATGTTTGGTAAGATATCAACTCCTACCAAAAAATTGATTATTTAATTATGACTAAATCAACATTTACAAAAACAAAGGCACAAATGAAATCATCAAGCTATTATACATTCTGGGGTATAGCAACAGTAGCTGTTGTTGCAGGTCAAATTTATGTCGGCACTGGATATCGAGCAATGTCAAAATCATTAGATGCATGGTTTGATAAAACTATAAGTATTATGATACAAAAACGTCTTATGGGACAACCAGAACGAGGAGGAGTAGAGTTCTTACATCATCCTGATCGTAGACCTACTGAAATTAATCTTGATGATTATAATCCTGATGATTATATCATTTGGAAAACAACTGAAAGTAATGTTAATGTCGATTAAATCTCTTAAGACACCATTAAGATATCCTGGCGGCAAATCAAAAGCAATTAAAACATTATCACAATGGTATCCTAAAATAATATCAGAGTATCGTGAACCTTTTATAGGTGGTGGTTCGATTGCAATTGATGTAACTAAATCAAATCCAGATATACCAGTTTGGATAAATGATTTGTATGTCCCTTTGTATAATTTTTGGATACAACTTAGAGATCGTGGTGAAGAGTTATCAGAAAGAGTTCGTGAAGAAAAACAGAATACTCTTGATGAGGGAGATAAGGATAAAATAACTGCGAGTGCAAAAGAATTATTCAATAAGTACAAAGAAGAAATTGATACTTATGATGACTTTGAAAAGGCAGTAGCATTTTTTATAATGAATAAATGTAGCTACTCTGGATTGACGGAGAATAGTACATTTTCTCAAACAGCATCTAACGCTAACTTTTCATTAGTAGGAGCAGATAAGTTAAAAGAGTTTTCAAAATTAATTCAACATTGGAAGATTACAAATATTGATTACTCAAAAGTTATGAGTGCAGAAGGTTCTGATAGTACATTTGTATTTCTAGATCCTCCATATGATATTAAAGATTTTTTATATGGTAAGAATCGTGAAATGCATAAATCATTCGACCATAATTTATTCGCAGAAAATGTTTATAAATGCAAACATAATTTTATGATTACCTATAATGTAAATCATCGTTTAATGCAAATGTATACACAATATGAATTAAATTTCTGGAATCTCAGATATTCAATGGCACATCGAGGTGAAAAAGGAACTAATGATAATGTCAAACAAGAATTGTTAATAACTAACTATAACATAAATCCAGTAACACCAATAGAAGAATTACTAACTACATGACAGAATTCATTTCAAGACATATCGGTATTACCGAAACAGAACAGACTCAAATGCTAAACGATTTGGGTCTTTCTTCGTTAGAAGAATTAGTAAGAGAAATAGTGCCAACTTCGATCTTACTTCGTGGTGATGATAATTTACCAGAACCCTGTAGTGAACAACAGGCACTTGAAGAGTTAAAAGAAATTGCAGAGCATAATATTGTAAGAAGAACTTTGATTGGTCAGGGATATTATGGGACAATTACTCCATCAGTAATACTTAGAAATGTGTTTGAAAATCCTGCATGGTATACATCATACACACCATATCAAGCAGAGATATCACAGGGCAGATTAGAGGCATTATTTAATTACCAAACACTGATTACAGAACTTACTGGATTACCAGTTGCCAATGCATCTTTATTAGATGAAGGAACTGCAGCTGCAGAAGCAATGTTACTTGCTCATAGTCAAAGTAAGAAAAAAGATTTTATAGTTGATGATAAAATATTTCCACAAACATTAGAGGTATTACTTACAAGAGCAGAACCATTAGGTATTAATATAGTTAAAGTTGATGTAGATGAACTTGTAGATTTAGAATCATTAGAAAATGCATTTGGTCTCATACTTCAATATCCAAATAATTATGGTGCATTAAAATATAATGATGGATTTATGAGATGTGCCGAAGCCTATAAATGTATGAAGATTGCAATTGTAGATCCACTATGTCAGGTATTAATGAAACCTGTAGGTGAGATGGGTTTTGATATTGCAGTTGGTAGTATGCAGAGATTTGGAATACCTATGGGTTTTGGAGGACCTCATGCAGCATTCTTTGCAATAAGTGAGAAATATAAACGTAAGATTCCTGGACGTATTGTAGGGCAGTCGGTAGATAGTCAAGGTAATAAAGCACTACGGCTAGCGTTGCAAACAAGGGAACAACACATAAGACGAGACAAAGCAACGTCCAATATATGCACTGCTCAAGCACTCCTCGCAAATATGGCAGGTTTTTATGCTGCTTACCACGGTGCGGAAGGTCTGAAAAAAATAGCAACCAGAGTATTAAGATATAGACAAACGTTATTATTAGCATTGAAATGGTGTGGTCTAGAAGTTGACGAATCGGAAGGATTTGATACTGTAAGATTTAAGGGTAAAAAAACTATACAAGATTTTAATGTTCGATATGAAGATGGTTGGACTATTTTATCATTAGATGAACTTACAACCTTAGAAGAAATATTATTGATTGTTCATTCACAATATGATGATATTCCTTTTGAGATTACTGATATTAGTAAAAAGTATGAATGGCTTTCTACACCGATGAGAAAGAAACCTTGGTTACAACAGGAAGTATTTACTAAGTATCAAAGTGAAACTAATATGATGAGATACATCTATGAATTAGTTCAAAAAGATTTCTCACTTGTAAATGGTATGATACCACTTGGTAGTTGCACTATGAAACTTAATGCAGCATCAGAACTGATGCCTGTATCTTGGCCAGAGTTTGCAAATATGCATCCATTTGCACCAGAAGATCAAACTCTTGGATATCAAAGAATTATATTCGATTTACAAGAATGGTTATGTGATATAACAGGATTTGCTGACATATCATTACAACCAAATGCAGGTTCACAGGGTGAGTATGCAGGTCTTCTTGCAATACAAGAATACCACAAAAGTCGTGGTGATCACAATAGGAATGTATGCTTAATACCAACAAGTGCACACGGAACTAATCCTGCATCAGCAGTGATGGCAGGTATGAAAATAGTTCCTATAAATTGTGATGATGATGGAAATATTGATTTGAAAGATTTAGAGAAGAAAGCAATAATGAATACATTTGAACTTTCTTGCATTATGGTTACTTACCCATCAACTCATGGTGTGTTTGAACCTACCATTAAAGACATATGTAGAATTGTCCACGAAAATGGTGGACAGGTATATCTTGATGGTGCAAATATGAATGCACAAGTTGGATTAGCAAAACCTGGTAACTATGGTGCAGATGTCTGTCATCTTAATTTACATAAAACATTTTGTATTCCTCACGGTGGTGGAGGTCCTGGTGTAGGTCCTATCGGTGTTGCATCACATCTCACACCATATATGAACAAAAGAGTATCATCAGCAGAGTATGGAAGTGCAAGCATTCTTCCTATTAGTTGGATGTATATTCGTATGATGGGTGGAGAAGGATTACGCAAAGCAAGTGAGATATCTTTACTATCTGCAAACTGGTTGGCAAATGAAATTGATTTTTATTTTAAAGTACTATACAAAGCAGAGAATGGTAGAGTTGCACACGAATGTATTTTTGATTGTAGAACATTACCTGTTACAGCAGAAGATGTTGCAAAGAGGTTGATGGATTATGGTTTTCATGCTCCTACGTTATCAT